ACTTATCCAGGTTCAAATACAAAGATAACTGACGCTTCTACTGCATTAATGACCGTACCATATGAGTATGGAGATAATGGCGTACTCACTTATGATGGAGTTGCAAATGGTGTTGGTGCATCATTTAATCTTAGTGCAGCAACATCTTTACTTCGTTTAGCAAATGGAACATATAGTGCTAGAGATCCAGGAGAACAAGCTCTTTGGTACATAGCAAGTACGTATAATGGTAGCTATAAGTATGCTGATTTAAACGCCAATGGTTCAATAGATTCCGGCGATGCAACTATTATTCTTAAAGTAGTTGTCGGAAATGCACTAACTCCAGATGAGCAAACAAGATATAACGCTTTTCTAAATCAATGTTTATTCAATGAGACTAACAATGCTTATGTTAATATAACGCAAAGCAACGTTAATGCTGCTGCACTAGTACAACAATATGGTTATGTAGCAAAGGGTCCAAGAAGAAGTATTGGAAGTATGGCTGGTCTATCGTATCCAGGAATTTCTTCAGATGCTACAAGTTTAGCACCAACTGGTCCTCCAATAAGTGTTGGAGCATATTCTGGTATTGGAGCTTCGCGCGGAATCAGTTACAATAATACTTCATATAATAGTAGTGCAGCAAACTTATTTGATACGCTTTATGGACTTGGTACTCTTGGTAAAAGTGATTCTACAACTACAACATTAATTCAGACTAAATATAATTTTGATACAGCACCAGTAACTTATTGGTATCGCAAAACTAATAGCGGACAGTCTGAAGGATTATCAGAATTTACTATATGGTGGCTAGGTGTTAATATTGCACCTCCACTTGGAAGCGTACTTGGAACATATCCTAATCAGTATTATTCTAACTATCAATCTTATACCAGTGGTGCAATAACATATCAACGAGGTCTTTTACAAAAATCTACTACTGATAAGTTTGGTGTAACAAGTGCATACTATCAAGTAATATATAATTTAGTAATCGATACATATTAAGGAAAAAAAAATGGATATAACTTATAATTTACAAATTGGCGATTTTCATGTGATGCCTGAAACAGGTGAAGGTAATCCCGAAAATGTAGTCTTAGCTATTAACTATGCATTAGTTGGTGTTACTCAACACAAGGGCGTATGGTATGCTCATTCATGGAATGAGATGGCAAATGTAGCACCAGAGAATTTTGATTTTTCTGCTATCAATAGAGATACGTTTACAGCTTTTGAAAATCTTACTAAAGAACAAGTCGAAGGCTGGATTTATTCTACGATTTCTCCAGAGAAATTAGAAATGATGAAAGAGAATATTAAGCATAAATTAATAGACGAAACATCATTAAATGTGAGAGCAGCTCCTTGGATTCAAGTGAATCCCCCATATCTTCCAGAAGAACCAATCTTAGAATAAGAGAACAATTATGGCTGTTACTACAAGACAAGGTTTAATTGATTATTGCCTACGTTCGTTAGGAGAGCCAGTTGTCGAGATTAATATCGATGAACAGCAAATTGAAGATCGCGTTGACGAAGCAATTGAGTATTTCAGACAATACCATTTTGATGGTATTGAGAAAACGTATTTAAAACACGTAATTACTCAAGAAGATATTGATAACAAATATATCAGCGTACCAGATTTAGTATACGGTGTTAGTCGTGTTTTTCCAGTAGCATCTGGTACATCTACATCAAAATCTATTTTTGATCTTCAATATCAATTACGTCTTAATGACTTATATGATTTAACGTCTACATCGATTACATATTACACAATGACAATGAGTCATTTAGCATTACTCGACATGACATTAAATGGTCATCCAATTTATCGCTTCAATAGATTAAATGGTAAACTATACATTGATACTATGTGGCAAGAAAAAATGGAAGTTGGAAACTACATTCTTGTCGAATGTTATCGCGCATTAGATCCAAGCGATGCACCAAAACTTTACGGTGATGCATGGCTTAAGCACTATACTACTGCGTTAATTAAAAAGCAATGGGCAACTAACATTAAGAAATTCCAAGGGATGCAACTTCCTGGTGGAGTTACTATTGATGGTGATAAGTTATATCTCGAAGCAACAGAAGAAATTAAAGAACTTGAAACAGAGATGATAACTAAATCTGCTCCGTTAGAATTCTTTATGGGCTAATATGGCACGTAACGTATATTTTTCTCAGGGTACTAGAAACGAACAGTATCTTCTAGAAGATCTCATTATCGAATCTATTTCGATATGGGGTCAAGAAATGTTTTACATTCCAAGAACACTTGTCGGTAAAGACAAACTTCTTGGCGAGGATAGACTTTCCCAATTTAAAAATGCATATCCTATCGATATGTATTTGGAATCAGTTAATGGATTTGAAGGACAAGGTGCTTTCATTCAGAAATTTGGTTTAATGATGGAGCAGTCAGCAACACTTACTGTTGCGCGTAGAAGCTGGGAAAAATTTGTTGCTATTCATAATCAGACTAGCATTCCAACTAGACCTTGTGAGGGAGACTTAATATATTTCCCTTTGACAAAAGGTTTGTTTGAAATAAAGTTTGTAGAACATCAAGATCCTTTTTATCAACTTAAGAAACTATATGTCTATAGACTTCAAGTCGAATTATTCCAGTACAGCTCAGAATTGATTGACACTGGAGTAAAAGAGATTGACGTATTTGAAACCCTTAAATCGTTCGATGTCGACAATGTAGTTGACATTGATACCGTAGGTAATTTTGGAGATAACACCAGATTTAGAGAAGAATCACGTGCTATTATATTCGATACAAGCAATCCTTTCGGAGATGCAATTGCTTCTCAATTATCTTACACTGCAGATAGTACTGCTATCGAAGCGGACACAACCTTAACAACGGCGGACATGACATGACCAAGTTAGTAATCAATATTGGCTCACAACAAAATGATGGAAGTGGCGATCCATTACGTACAGCATTTACAAAAGTGAATTCAAACTTCACTGAAGTATATGCTTCATTAGATAACAAAGCTGTATATCCTTCTCAAGTTAATAGAAGTGGAAAATATTTACGTACAGATGGTACTAACGTAACCTTTGAAAGCATAAGCTATAATGATGTAAACGATAAGCCATCTATTCCAGCAGCTCAAGTAAATTCTGATTGGGCTTCTTCTACTGGTGTTAATGCAATTTTAAACAAGCCCAATTTTGTTGCTGTAGCAACTTCTGGTAATTATAATGACTTGACTAATAAGCCTGCATTATTCTCTGGTAACTATGCAGACTTAACTGATAAGCCATCTATTCCAGCAGCACAGGTTAGTTCTGATTGGGCCGCAACTACAGGTGTAGCACAAATACTTAATAAGCCTGCATTATTCTCTGGTAACTATGCAGACTTAAGTAATAAGCCTGCATTATTCTCTGGTAGTTATAGTGATTTAACTAATAGACCAACTTTATTCTCCGGTAGTTATTCAGATCTAACTGGTAAGCCTACATTATTTTCTGGCAGTTACACAGATCTAACAGATAAGCCTACTATTCCAACATCATTTACTTCATTAGTAAATGGAGGATCTTCTCTTTCATTATCTAATGATGGTAAATTAACATTCCCAGATGGTACAGTACAATCTACTGCATATCAAAGAGTTGCTGTTCCAGCCTCAAGCGCAGGATCTTCTGCAGATAAAGCAGGTATGATTGCGTTTGATTCTAGTTACATCTATTATTGTACTACTGGTTATGTTAATCCTACGACTCCAATTTGGAAAAGAGTAGCTCTTACTACTTGGTAATTAAATGCTTAATAGTACAATCTTCTATCACGCTATTACGCGTAAAATAATTGTCGGGTTCGGCAGTTTATTCAGTGACATTAAAATAACGCGTGAAGATTTAGCAAAAACTGTAGAGCAAACAATTGCAGTTCCTATTGCATATGCTCCAAAAGAAAAATGGCTAGTACGTCTTGAACAAGATGCTAGTCTTGAGAATCATACGTACAATACGTTGCCAAGAATGTCGTTTGAGATAACTGGTTTTTCGTATGATCCAATAAGAAAAATAAATCGCAACAGTTACATCACGTGTTCAGATCCTATTGATGGAACTGTTAAAAGAACATTTGCGCCGGTGCCATATAACATAGACATTAGCCTATATGTACTCACGAAAACAACAGAAGATGGATTGCAAATCGTAGAACAGATACTTCCATTCTTCTCTCCAGAATTGACTATGGCGGTTAAAGTAGTACCGGAGTCAAACATCATAACAGATATACCAGTCGTATTAAATAGTATGAGTCTTAATGATGAATACGACGGTGACTTTCAAACTCGTAGATTTGTTACTTACACTTTGAATTTTACGATTAAAGCTCTAATGTTTGGTCCAGTTAATAATGCAAGTATTATTAATAGAGTATTCGTTAATACTGATCATGCAAACTTAGATGCATTGGGAAATACTATTACAGGTGATATCACCAATACGTGGAATGAAC